CGTGAACTAACAAAATTGGAGGCCTAAGATGGCTGAGAACAGAATACCTAGAGAAACCGCTACACGCGATACTTCAGCACGTCCTAAGCAGTGGGCACCGGCTGAGCTTTTACCTGAGCCTGATAAACAGCCGGGTTATGCGTATAGATGGATTAGAACATCAACATTAAATTCGGCTGATCCACGTAATCTTTCATCAAAACTGAGAGAAGGTTGGGAGCCTGTTGACGTATCTGAGCAACCAAGAATGCAACTGCTAATTGATCCTACTAGTCGTTTTAGAGACAACATAGAGATCGGTGGTTTATTGTTATGTAAGACACCTTCAGAGTTTATTGACCAGCGCACACAACATTTCAATAACCAAACACAGGCTCAAACAGAAGCAGTAGATAATAATTTAATGCGCCAAAGCGATCCACGGATGCCACTCTTTAATGAGCGTAAATCCACAACATCTTTTGGCAGAAATAGTTAATTTTAATTTTGGAGGTTTAAATGGCTTACCCTATCGTAAGTGCACCATACGGCTTGAAACCCGTAAATTTAATTGGGGGTCAGGTTTTTGCTGGCTCTACTCGTAACATTCCTATTCAATACGGATACGCTACTAGCATTGGTTATGGCGATACTGTTGTAATTGCTTCTGGTACTATTACTAGAGCTGTTATTGCTGCCGCAACTACTGGTAAGCAAATCACTGGTATTTTCTTAGGCTGTTCATATACTAGCCCAACTACTAAACAAAAGGTATTTGCTCAATACTGGGCTGCTGGTACTTTGGCTGGTGACGCTGTTGCTGTTGTTTGTGACGATCCTGATACTATCTTTAAAGTAGTTATGTTGTCCGCTGCTGCTGGTACTGTTACTTCTGGTTCACAAGCTTTAGTTGGCTTGAATGTTGCTGGCGCTGATGCTGCTGCTAACGTAAACACTGGTAACTCTACTATTGGTGCTGTTACTCCATCTGCTACTCCTTCTACTGGTTTGGCTTATCGCGTTATTGACACAGTAAAAGAATCTGCAGTTGCTGTATCTGTTCCTAGCACTTCAACTACTACCGTTACTATCACTGTACCTGCATTAACTTCAGCTCTAATTATAGGCTCTGAAGTTGCTTTCCTTGCAGCTAACGGTCAATTAGTACAAACTGGATCGTTCTTAACAGCTAACTATGCTATTGGTGCGACATCTCTTGTTATGAACGCGGCTTCAGGTGTAACAATCCCTGCTTCTGCTACCTTAGTTATTACTCAATACCCTGAAGTATTAGTAAAAATTAACTTCGGTATTCATTCATATTACGGCGCTTAAGGAGCAATAATATATGGCTATTTCACGTGCACAACTTTTAAAAGAACTATTACCGGGTCTAAACGCTCTTTTCGGTTTAGAATATGCTCGTTACGGTGAAGAACATAAAGAAATTTATGAAACTGAATCATCAGAACGTTCTTTCGAAGAAGAAACAAAACTGTCTGGTTTCTCAGCAGCTCCTGTCAAAAACGAAGGCTCAGCCATTAGTTATGACAATGCTCAAGAAGCTTGGACTGCTCGCTACAACCACGAAACAATCGCTTTAGGTTTCTCTTTAACTGAAGAAGCTATTGAAGATAACTTGTATGACTCTTTGTCTGCTCGTTATACTAAAGGTTTGGCTCGCGCTATGTCTTACACTAAGCAAGTTAAGGCGGCTGCTGTTTTAAACAACGGTTTCTCTGCAGCTTATGCTGGTGGTGATGGTGTTGCTTTATTCTCTTCTGCTCACCCTTTAGTTAATGGCGCTACTAACAGCAACATTCCTTCTACTCCTGCTGATTTAAACGAAACTTCTTTAGAAGCGGCTGTTATTCAAATCGCTGCTTGGACTGATGAACGTGGCTTATTAATCGCTGCTAAACCTAAAAAGTTGATCGTTCCACCTGCATTGCAATTTGTTGCTACTCGTTTGTTAGAAACTGAACAACGTGTTGGTACTGCTGACAATGACTTGAACGCATTAAAGAGCAATGGCGCTATCCCACAAGGCTACGCTATTAACCATTTCTTGACTGACAGCAATGCTTGGTTCTTAACTACTGATGTACCTAATGGTATGAAGCATTTTGTTCGTGCTCCTATCACAAATGACATGAGTGGAGATTTCGACACGGGCAACGTTCGTTACCGTTCTAGAGAGCGTTACAGTTTTGGGTACAGCGATCCACTTTCTATGTATGGTTCAACAGGCGCTTAATAAAACAAGCACTTAGAGTAAATTGAGGCTCACTTCGGTGGGCCTTTTTTATGTTTGCTATTTTTAAAAAACACGATATACTATTACCTGTATAGAAACCCAAAGGAGAATAGTGTGCATAGTCAATACCCAACAACTCGTAAAGAAGCGCAAGAAACTAAAGCAACTCACTATTATACTGGCCTACCATGCAAGTATGGACATATAGCACCACGTAAGACTAAAGGCACTTGTATGGAGTGTTTAAAAGTAGAGTGGAAAGAATCAAACGATAAACGCGCATTACTACCAAAAACGGAAGCTAGTAAAAACGCAGGTAAAAAATACTATGCAAATAATAAAGATGTTGTAAAACTAAGAGCCTTAAGTAGACCTCCAGAAGATGTTATAAAGTATAGAGAGACATGGAAAAAAGCTAACCCTGAAATAGTATTAGCTAATGATAAACACCGCAGAACCAAACATAAACAAGCTACACCTAAATGGCTTACACAAGAACATAAAACACAGATTAAACAGTTCTATCTAGATGCTATGCTAGTAAGTAAAACTACTGGAATACCCTATGCTGTAGACCATATTATACCGCTTCGTGGTAAGCTTGTTAGTGGTTTACATGTTCCTTGGAATCTAGCTGTAATAACGCGCGAAGAAAATAGCAAAAAATCAAATAAAATAAACTTGCACGAATAATAAATCCGTAGTATAAGTACCTTCATACCGGGGATTATCTCGGCTTAGTAGACAGCCCCCGCTGACGCATAGAAGACTACTAAGCTTATACTTTCTATGAAGGAAATCGCTATGTCACGTACTACATTCTCAGGCCCAGTAAAATCAGGTACTATCAAGTACAATCAATACAAAAACACTGGCACAACTGTTCTAAAACAGATTCAAGTAATCCCTTTCAATACTACTTTAACTTCAACCGTTACCAATTACTTACCTACTGGTTGCAACTTACTTAACGTTATTGTTGATGTCTTAGCCGTATTTGACTCAGCTACCTCTGCCACATTATCTGTTGGTAAAACTGCAGGCGGTACTGAATACGCTTCTGGTGTTAATACTAAAGCTGCTACTGGTAGAATCACTCCTACTTTCACAGCTGCACAGCTCCTTGCTATGCAATCTACTACATTAGACGTCTCTTCAGCTATTACTGGCGAGTCAGCTTGTTCTGCTATTGTTACTACTATTACTTCTGTAGGTCAACCTACTGCTGGTTCTGTTGTTGTAACTCTAGTTTACGCACAGCCTGATGACCGTTCAACTTCGTTTGACGCTTAATTAATCTGATTGGGGCGAAAGCCCCTTTCTTTAAAGAATAGGAGATTAATTATGAGTATGCAAACAGACGTAAAATCAGCGCACTCCAGTGCTTCAGTAGTATCCGGTGGTGAGTTAATGGTATCGGGTCGATACCGTATGAAGAGCCTTGTTGTTGCTGGTGGAGTAGGTGCAGGTACAGTTACACTTAGAGATGGTTCAGCTACAGGCCCAATCTTACTAGTCATAGATACAGGTTCAAACTCTAACCTAACTAATGTACTAATGCCCGGACAAGGTATATTATTTAATCTTGGGGTGTTCTATGTACCTTCAACTGTAGCGCCACTAGGCGTAACCGTAATATACGGGTAAGTTATGGATAATCATAGAGGGGAAGACCCAGTAATACAAACAGTAAGAGAACTTGCTATGCATGGGGCAGATATAAAGCACTTGCAGATAGATATGGATAAGATGGTTAAAGACCTTGATGAAATAAAAGAGGCTCTTAGAAGTATTAGTATCACCTTGTCTGAAGCTAAAGGGGGTTGGAAACTGTTGTTAGTAGTTGGCGGTCTTGGCGCATCTGTAGCGACATTAGTTGCTTGGATACTTGATTACTTAAAACACTAATGGCTACTAAACCAAAAGCAAACCCAAAAGCAAAGGCCCCGGTCTTATCGGTAGGCAGGGGTGAAAAGTTACCTGTATCTAAGGGCGCAGGGTTAACAGCTAAGGGTAGAGCTAAGTATAACAATGCTACAGGCTCTAACTTAAAGGCTCCTCAACCAGAAGGCGGCCCAAGAAAGAAATCTTTTTGTGCTAGAATGTCAGGTATGCCCGGCCCTATGAAAGACGAAAGCGGGAAACCAACACGTAAAGCAGCATCATTAAAAAGGTGGAAGTGCGGTGCCAAGTAGCTCAAAGAAACAAGCTGATTTTATGCGGGCAATAGCCCATAGTCCTAAATTTGCTAAAAAAGCGGGTGTTCCGCAATCGGTAGGGAAAGACTTCACTGCCGCGGATAAAGGTAAGAAATTTAAACAAGGTGGCGAAATGGCTGTTAAAAAGTTTGATCCAAAGAAATTATTTAAAGGCAAAGAGTCTGTAGGCGAAGAGCTTAAAGAAGCTAAAGCTATTAAGTCTGGCAAGATTACCCCTATGCAATACGCTAAAGGTGAGAAGTCTGAACCTGCAAAGAAAATGAAAGCTGGTGGCGCATGCATGAAAAAGGGCGGCACAGTTAAAAAAATGGCTCGTGGTGGCGGTGTTGAAACTAAAGGCAAAACTAAAGGTAGGATCATATAATGGCTATTAAACCTAAAGTATCTGACGAGGCCAATGATGTTTTACGTCCTGAAGACATGCAGGATAAAACTAAAGTAACACCCAAACCAATGCCTAAGCCTAAACCAAAAATGTCTGATGCAGAAGAATCTGTTAAAAACGATATGTTGGCTGGTGAGATGGTTTACCCGACAGTAAAAAAGAAAAACGGCGGTATGGTTAAGTCCGGTGCTAGTCGTGGTGATGGTTGCGCTGTTAGGGGTAGAACTAAAGGGAGAATGGTATGACAAAGCCTTTTAAAAAACCAGTTAAAAAATATGCTAATGGTAATGGAGTTTCCACCACAGGTAAAGACTTAGCCACTAGGAATAAAGGTTTATCTACAACCAGTTCGCGTGTTGAAAAACCTGTTTATGGCGGTAGGGTTGGTTCAGAACAATTAGGAAAAGACGCTAAAGACTTAGCCACCATAGGTAAAGACTTAGCCACTAGGAATAAAGGTTTATCTACAACCAGTTCGCGTTCTGTTGGGGCAACTAAACCTGAAGCATCTAGCGCTACACGTACTATGAAAGATGTTGCTGGTGAAAGATTAGATTCTGCAAAACCAAGCACTACTGGTTCTGAAAGCGGTGTTTCTAAAGCGACTACTCAAACACCAAAATCAAAACTAACTGCTAAAGGCGCTGGGTTGGCCTCGCTTTTGTATTCAAAAGAAGCTGGTAAAGACAGCGACTTTAAAGGTACTGACAAGCGCCCAGAAGCGTTTAGAGACACGGATACTTTTACACCCAGTGCAAGAACACAAACTGTAAAACCTACTATGGTAGAAAATAAAGCGCCCTCTGCAATGCGATTATCTAAGATTGGGGCGGAAAATGAAACAACATCCGCAAAACCTACAATGAGATCGGCACCCGCTAGTAAATATCGTGGTGGTAAGAGTGAGGAAGACATTGATAGAATGATTGCTGAATCTACTCCTGATAGAATGAAAACAGCTCAACCTGAAATTGATAGAATGGTTGCGTCCGCAAGGGCTAAAACCCTTAGAGAAGACAACCCCGGTATGAAACGCGGCGGGGCTGTTAAATCTAAAGCTAAGTCTACTTGCATGAAAACTGGCGGTATGGTTAAGTCCGGTGCTTCTCGTGGTGATGGTTGTGCTCAACGTGGTAGAACTAAAGGTACAATGCGCTAATGCGCCCAAGTAGAGGTATGGGTGATATTAACCCTAAAAAAATCTCTAAGAAGAAAGGGGGAGTTGTAAAAGGCTTCCCTCCTCTTACTAAAAATAGACGGGCTAAGAAATGACAACTACAGGTACAACCCTATTTAATCTTAATTTTGCAGAAATTGCAGAAGAAGCCTTCGAAAGATGCGGCTCAGAGCTTAGGTCAGGGTATGATTTAAAAACTACCCGTAGGTCATTAAACCTCCTATTAATAGAGTGGCAAAATAAGGGGCTGAATTTATGGGAAGTAGAGCAGCTTGAGATACCTATGGTTACAGGGCAGGCAGTATATCCGCTACCTTTAGATACAGTAGATTTACTCGACCATGTTATTCGCACAGGCTCAGGTCAAAACCAATCAGATATAACAATATCAAGAATTTCAGGTTCTACTTACGCAACGATCCCTAATAAGACTGCGCTAGGTAAACCAATCCAAGTTTGGATAAACAGGCAAACAGGCGCAACAACACCAACAGGTGTCGCCTATTCAACAATTAACGTATGGCCTACTCCACAATCTCCGGGCAATCAGTACACCTTTGTTTACTGGCGTTTAAGAAGAATGCAAGATGCGGGTAATGGCGCTAATACTCAAGACGTACCTTACTTGTTCCTACCTGCTCTCGTTGCTGGATTAGCGTACTACCTATCTATGAAAATACCAAACGTAGATATGCAAAGGGCTGTTGCTCTTAAGGCTGTATATGACGAGCAGTTTGAACTTGCAAGTTCTGAAAATAGGGAAAAGGCCTCTTTACGCGCCGTACCAAGAATGGCTTTTAATTAAATGGGGTTAAAATGTCCTATTGCTAGAAGAGCATATAGAAAAGCTAGATATGAGGCTAATAAAGAGAGTATATCTGCACAAAATAAACAGTATCGCGATGCAAATAAAGAAAGCATAGCGCATATTAATAAGTTATATTATGAGACTAATAAAGAAGATATTAGTGCCCGGTCTAAAATATATAGAGCTAACAACAAAGAATTAGAAGCTGCAAAATCAAAAGCATATAGAGCTACTAATGCCGTAGAAATTAAAGCTAGGAAAAAAATATATAGGGATGCAAATAAGGATATAGCTAAGCTATGGCGAGATAACAATAAGGATGTAATACAACAATATCGTATAGATAATAAAATATCTATACAAGCAAAAGCAGTGATATATAGAGCCAATAACGTTGGCCGTTTAACTGAGTATGGTTCTAAATATAGACTGGCAAATTTAGGGGCTAAAAACTTCCTTCTTAAAAAGTATAGAGCATCTAAAATTAACCGTACGCCTGTATGGACTACTGAAACAGATTTATGGATGATGAAAGAAATATATGAGTTATCAGCCTTACGTACAAAGTTAATAGGTATTAGTTGGCATGTGGATCATATAATACCATTACAAGGTGAATTTGTTAGTGGGTTGCATACGCCTTTTAATATGCAGGTTATCCCTGCTATAGAAAATATGAAAAAGGGTAATAGATATGAGCTCTAAATATGCCCGTGGCAAGATTGCAATATCCCAATGCGATCGTTGCGGAATGGAGTATTTGTTAAGAAC